ACAAGCAGGTGATTTGATTGAAATCATTTCGTATGGTGTATTTTCTGTTTCAGATACTGTTTCTGCATCTCGTGGTGGCACATTTTCAAATTCTGTAAACGTAAACAGTGATTTGGCTGTTACGGGAAATCTAACAGTGGCCAGCACAAATGTGTTATCAACTATTCAATCCAGTTTTGCTAAAGCCAATGCTGCCTTAGCCAATGCAACAGGAACATTTTCTGGTACATTAACGACAACTGGATCTATAATTGACTCAAAGGGTGATGTCAGAGACATTCCAATCAATAACCAGATAGTTCCATATGCTATAACTGGTTCTGATACTGGTAAAACAATATCAACAAACACAACAATTTTCGTTCCAAATGCTGTATTCAATTCTGGAAATACTGTTACTGTGTTTAATAACTCAGCCATAGCAATAACAATCACTCAAAACTCAAGTGTGACGATGTATTTGTCAGGTACAGGAAATACAGGCAACAGAACACTATCACAAAGAGGATTAGCTACGATCTTGTGTTATGCTGCTAATACATTCGTTATTACAGGAACAGGATTAACATAATGTCCATTATGCAAAATATGGTATCAAAAAGTCCAATACAGTTTATTGCCAACACAACAGGAACAGTACCTGCCAATAGTAATACTATTTTAACATTTAGTGGTCATCAAACTGGTGATTTTTTACTAGCAATAGCAGCAAATGGTTCAAGTGCAGTAAATGATTCCGCAATTTATAATAATAACGGATGGACAAAAATAAAATCGTTTGCTAATGATGGCGGAGGTGCAGGTTTCAGATATTCTGGTGTTTTTTATTATAAGTATGCTTCATCTACCGCCAATGAAGTATTAACATTATCAACTAATATTGTGTCTGGTTTTGGTTGGCCAGGATCAGTTGGTCTTATTTTTAGAAATGTAAGAGGTGTTGGAAGTTCAAATGTATCAAATTCTACATCAATCAGTCAAGTTAGTATTGTACCAACTCCGACATTATCATTATCCGACACAACAACAGCAAAATCTATGCTTGTATTAAGCACTTACAATTTTACTGCAAATGTGGCTATTTCTGGTATGAATACTATTTCAAATAGAGGGTGTTTGTATGGTGAAAACAAAGCATCATGGCAAGGAGGTAGTATGTCTTCAACTGGTGGTGGTATTACTTTATATCCTTGTTGTGGTATCGTAGAGTTATTAAACTAAACAAGATAAGAAAGCACATAAATATAAAAAAACAAGATTAAAGGACATTATCTAAAATGGTAGCATTGGCAAACGTAGCATTAACTGATACATTTAATACTTGGGTAACAAGAACAAATCAGTTAGTCGTCAAGACAAATGATTCAGAACTTGCTCTAATATCTGCATTTGGTAAAGCTAATTCTGCCAACTATTACTCATACTTAATAGATGCGAACACATCAGCAGCATATTCACAAGCAAATACTGCATACAACCAAGCCAATACTGGATACACACAAGCCAACACCGCATACAATCAAGCAAATACTGGATACACACAAGCCAACACCGCATACAATCAAGCCAATTTAGTATTCGGACAAGCAAACACAGGATATAATAAAGCAAACTCTGCCAACTATTATGCATATCTTGTTGATGCTAATGCTGCATCAGCATTTGGTCAAGCAAATCTAGTCTTTGGTATTTCTAATAATGCATACAATAAAGCCAATACAGCAAATCTAATAGCATCGTCTGCATATGATAAATCTAACACAGCAAATCTAATAGCATCTTCAGCATACAACCAAGTAAATACTACAAGTAATGTCGCAATTTCTGCATACAACCAAGTAAATACTACAAGTAATGTCGCAATTTCTGCATTTACCAAAGCTAATGCAGCCTTAGCCAATGCAACAGGAACATTTTCAGGATCACTTACAGTAACATCAAACATCAATGTACTTAGCGGAAACTCTACTTTTAGTGGATCTGGTTATTCTATTCGTGGTCAAACGACATCAACCAGTTTTGGCGGAATCGTAGGATATTCACAAAACGGTGCAGTATATGGTATTTTAGGACACGTTAATGCCTGGGCTTTTTATGGAGCTGGTGATGGTTATTTTTCTGCCAATTTATATGCAGCAGGTAACGTAACTGCATATTATTCTGATAGAAGACTAAAGAAAGATATTGTTGAAATTAAAAATTCCCTTGATTTGATCAGACAAATATCAGGTGTATATTATAAACAAAATGATGTTGCAAAATCATATGGATATAATTCAGAAGAAACACAAATAGGTGTTATTGCTCAAGAAATACAAAAAGTTATACCACAAGCTGTTGCTCCAGCACCATTTGATACTGACATTATTGAGGGTATTGAAGTATCAAGATCAGGTGAGAATTACTTGACAGTATTACCAGATAAAATCATTCCAGTTTTAATTCAAGCAATTAAACAACTTGATGAAAGATTAAGTGCTATAGAGGATAAGTTAAATCAATGACATTACAATCTTCTGGAACAATTACTATGGCGCAAATTGCTGCTGAATTTTATACACTATATGGCGGCTATGTTTATAATTTAAATAGTTTTAGAGGAGGCGCATATTATTCTGCTCCTGTAAATGGAACTGTATATTATTTTCCTTCAGGTACAATATCTTTTTCTAATTTTTATGGAACTGGTGGTGCTTGTGCATGTGATTGTATATGCGATTGTGTTTGTCAGTGTGGTAATGGATCATGTTTCTTAGCTGGCGCTTTAGTAAAAATGTACGATGGTTCTTTCAAAAAAATAGAAGAAATTATTCCAGGAGATATTGTATGCGGTGCATTTGGAGAACCAAACGAAATACTTGCTCTCGACTGGGTTGTTCTTGGTAACAGATGGATGTACAGTATTAATGATGAACATACAACATCAAACGATCATCCTCATGTTGGTATAGACAAAAATTTCTATTCTGCTGAAAGAGATGCTATAATAAATGAATGGGGTAATTATTATCCTGTAATTTTACAAAATGGTTTAACAATAAGACTCAAAAATAGAGGACTTTCAAATCTGGATAGATTAAAAACTTTAGAAATTGGAAACGTATTACAAACAATATGGGGGCCAAAAGAAGTAAAAAATATCAAACAAATAAAAATGAATGAAGATACTAAATTATATAATCTTGTTGTTGGTGGTAGTCATACATATTTTGTCGATAACTATGCTGTAACTGGATGGCCCAGAGAAGATGATTTTGATTATGATCGTTGGATTCCTAAAGATAAAAAATTGACATTGGAAGATTATTTGGAGTAAAATATTATGAAATTTAATTTGTTTTGTACAAGACCAGTAATTAAAGATGGTCAATTGATTGATATACAAAAGGGAACTCTGGTTTATGATAACATGACATCAGAATTATTAAATTTTGATGGATCGCCGATTAAATATTCAGACGATAAATTACACAAATGCACATATTCAGCATTCAAAACTTCTGAACAAACACCAGCCAAAAAATCATCTTCAATAAGAAATCTTAAAATACAGTTGGGTCTTTCTTGCAACTATTCATGCACATACTGTTCTCAAAGATTTGTTCCAAATGCACCAGAGACTAATAACACCTATGTAGATAAGTTTATGACTAATTTAGATTCTTGGTGTAAATCAGAACCTCAAGAAATAGAATTTTGGGGTGGTGAACCTTTTGTTTATTGGAAAACACTGAAACCATTGGCCGAACAATTACGAGAAAAATTTCTCAAATCCAAATTTCTCATAATAACAAATGGATCAATACTTACCGACGAAATTATAGAGTGGATTGAAAAATTAGATATCAGTGTTGGTATATCTCATGATGGTCCAGGTCAATTTGTAAGAGGCCCAGATCCTCTTGATGATCCTAAGCAGAAAGAAATTATACTCAGTTTATTCAATAGAAGACCTGGTAAAGTATCTTTTAATTCTATGATAAACAAACACAATATGGATAGAGAAAAAATACAAAACTTTTTTCAAAACTTATTGAACACTGAAAATTTTTATATTGGCGAAGGCGGTTTTATAGATGCTTATGACGAAGGTGGTATTGAAACATCATTATCAGAACATGAAGAACATTATACTCTTAGAAAAATGACCGCACATCAAATAAGAGAAGGTAGAAACCATAAGTTTAATGTTGTCAATAAGAGAATGAATGAATGGTTTGAATCTATCTTAACACAAAGAAGTGCGGAAGTTCTCGGTCAAAAATGTGGTATGGATAGAGAAGATACGATTTCAGTTGATCTAAGAGGTAATATATTAACATGTCAAAATGTGTCAGCAGTTTCTACTGCGCCTAATGGTAGATCACATTTGATTGGGCATGTTTCTAATATAAATAAAGCAAAGTTGACAACAGCAACACATTGGTCTTTTAGAGAAGAATGCACAAATTGTCCTGTTCTACAAGTATGTAAAGGTTCGTGTATGTTTCTACAAAAAGACTTATTCAAAAAAAGCTGCGATAATGCATATTCGGATCATATTTCATTTTTTGCTGTAGCAATTGAAATGATGACTGAATGGTTGCCATACAAAATAGAAGCACACAAATACAATTTACCAGAAGAACGAATGAACATATGGGGATTTTCAAATGTATAAATTAGTTACAGATTTCAATAGATCAAATTCCGAAATCAAAGTTCATGTTGAATCTGATAAATTCACATTCAACGGAACAACATTTTTATTAGAAGATTTGAAAAAATCTCCAGAATTTAGACAATTTTGCAATTTTGCGTTTCCTTTAAGTAATTATCTAAAGGCAGGGCATAAAGTAGAAGGCACAAATGCAGTTTATTGGACAGCTTCTGTTGGTAAACCATTCGATACATTCGCTCAAAGTTTTAATACTAAGAGTAAAATACTCAATCATTTTTATCCTATGTTCGATATGCCAGTATCAATTTTATTTTACCCTGAAACTAAAAATTTCAAAGATGCTCATCTCACAGTTATCAAACAAGACAATCATGTACCTTTTGAAGTAACAACAACTAATGATAACGGTGAAAAAATACCATATGTTCCCGATTATGAAGGACCATATGTGTCAAATTATGTTCTCCCCAAATGTCTTCTTACTTCATCAGCAACTGTTCCTAAAGATGGAACAATAGTATCATTTACATACAGAGATTTTAATTCAGTTGAGCAATATGTTAATTTTAATGCATCAATAAAGACTGATAAAGGTTATATTTCTCATAATAAGTTAGATGTTATAAACGGAAAAGCATCATTCAAGTTTATTCCTCTTGGGCTTTCTAGTGGAGAGAAGGTAACTATACAAGCTGGCATTGGTCGTTTTACCAATGTTGGAAAAATAGAATTGATTGTTGAATAATGATTTATTTTTTCATAACATAAATATATGAAAAAGAGGATCAATATATGTCATCACCTGCCACAAGAGAACAACTAAAAGACTGGTGCCTAAGACAACTTGGGTTTCCAGTCGTTGAAATTAACGTAGATGATGAACAAGTGGAAGATGCTATTGACTTGGCTTTTCAATACTTCAGAGACTTTCATGTTGATGGTGTTGAGAGATGGTATTTCAAGCATCTTATAACAAATGAAGATATCACTAACAGATACATAACTATTCCTGATAATATCATTGGTGTCACCAGAGTATTTCCATTTGGTTCAACAAATTCCACAGTAAATATGTTTGACCTCAGATATCAATTGAGATTGCACGAACTATATGACTTCACATCCACATCATATGTCAACTATGCTTTGACGCAACAACATATCAGAACACTTGATCTTCTATTCTCTGGCGAAACACCAATTCGGTTCAACAGACACACAAACAAACTATTCATAGATTGGGATTGGCAAACAAAGGTTGATACCAACGAATATATTGTCGTTGAGGGATTCATTATAATTGATCCGGATGCTTACAACAAAGCCTATAATGATAGAATGCTCAAGAAACTAGCCACTGCATATATCAAAAAGCAATGGGGTAATAACATGAAGAAGTTCCAGGGCATGCAGCTACCTGGCGGCATCACTATGAATGGGCAACAAATATATAATGAAGCAGTTGATGAAATTGATAAACTAGAGCAACTAATTAGGGCTACCCATGAAGAGCCTCCACAATTTATTATAGGATAATTCTGGCATAAATAATCCTATGTATGGTAAAATTCCATGGAATAAAGGATTAATTTGTTCTGAAGAAACTAAAATGAAAATAAGAAATACTAAACTTAAAAACAAAAAAGGAGGGTGTGGTTAATGGCAACCAGTCATTACTTTCAATAATTATTCACCCAAATATAAGACAAACGAACAACGACTCTATGAAGATGTTATCGTAGAGTCAATAAAAATTATGGGTCACAATATTTTCTATATGCCTCGTGAATCATGGGACACAACAGATCAAATCTTTGGTGAGAACATTCAATCAAAATTTGATCGTGCTTATCAAATGGAAATGTATCTTGCCAACGTAGATGGTTATGAAGGTGATGGAGATTTCTTCTCTAAGTTTGGCCTAGAAATTCATGAAAACACAAATATAGTTATAGCAAAGAAAACATTTGAAAGATATGTACCATCTTCAATAGCAATTAGACCTCGTGAAGGTGATTTATTATATGTTCCTGCTATGAATAAAGTTCTTGAAATCAAGTTTGTTGAAGATGAATTGCTATTCTTCACACTTGGTAGAAAATATCCATATATTTACGAATTGAGATGTGAGGACTTCAGATATGCTAATGAAAACATGAATACAGGAATTGATGATATTGACCAGATACCAGACAGTTATGTTTATACAGTTCAACTCAATCTATCTGGTTCTGGCAACTACAGAATAGGTGAAACTGTATATCAAGGCAGCAATTTGGCGTATGCTACTGCTACAGCAAAAGTTTCTGATTGGGATCCAAATGCCAAAGTTATATCACTTAACACAATCAAAGGTGTTATCGCTAACAGTGCAACAATTATAGGTATTGATTCTAATGTATCAATGACAGTAACAACTACCGATAAGTTTAGTGCACCTGTATATTATGATTTGTTTGATAACAAAGTAATAGAAAACGAAGCCAATACATATATTGACTTCTCAGAGAAAAATCCGTTTGGAACACCTTAATGCTATCTGATCAACATTTTTACTATAAACTTTTGCGCAAATATGTCATAATCTTTGGAACTTTGTTCAACAATATTGCTTTGATTCGTACAGAGAAAGATTCTGACACCGAAATCAAAAGATGGAAGGTGCCCATTGTATATGGTCCTAAAGATCATTTTGTAACACGTCTAGAATCTGATCCTGATGTTCTTCGTGAAATGCAGAACATTTTGCCTAGAATGTCATTTGAAATCACTGGTATAAATTATGATGTATCTAGAAAACAAAATTCACTTCACAGAGTAGCCAAGGGTGATAATGCATCTCGTGTATCATCACAGTATATGGGTGTACCATATGATATTAACTTTGAATTAAATGCTTATGCTAAAACAATAGATGACGGTAATCATATAGCCGAACAGATTATGCCATATTTCAATCCTGACTTCACACTGACAATAACTCCTGTAACTGAGTTGGGATTTCTGAAAGATATACCTATCATTCTTAATAATGTAACAAATAACATATCATATGAAGGAGGTTTTGACACAGTAAGATATGTAAACTGGACATTCAATTTTACACTCAAAGGATACTTCTTTGGTCCTATCAGCACACCAAAGATCATTCGCAAGTCTATTGCCAATATATTCAACGATCCATCACTTGTCATTGGCAATGTTATTCGTATTAATACTGACAGAGGTAATAATGGCACATTCCAAATTCTTGATACAGTTTATCAAGGACCGAATTATGATACAGCAACAGCATATGGTAAAGTCACACAATGGGATTATGGATCAAAAAAACTCATGATTGGTGGGGCTCAAGGTACATGGAAAACAAATGGACCAATTAAAGCAGTATCAACTAATGCTGCATATACAATCGTCAGTTTTGATGCATCACCACTCAAATTGGCTAAGATAACAGTAGAACCAAATCCAATTGATGCACAACCTGGAGATGATTTTGGATATACCGAAAAAATAGAGGAATTTCCAAATATTGAGGAATAGTAATGTCAAAAACAAGTGATGCATTATCAGAAGCATTGGGTATAGAAAACAAAATCGAAGTTCTTCCTCCAGAAGAGAAGAAGGATCTTGTTGGTATAGATTTGCCTGATCAAGAATCTGATTATCAACTTAGTCGAAACACATTTCGAGAATTAATTCGCAAAGGTAATATGGCAATTGATGATATGCAAGAATTGGCCAGACAAAGTGAACATCCTAGAACATATGAAGTGTATGCTACGTTGATGAAAACAATCGCCGAAGTAACAAACAACTTATATGATCTTCAAAAGAAAACAAAAGATCTAAAAGAAATTCGTGGTAAACCAGCACAGCCAGATGGTGCTATATCAGTTGAAAAAGCAGTATTTGTTGGAACTACAGCAGAATTACTTAAACAGGTTAAGGAAAATAAGCAATGAAGTCATTTAAAGAATTTATGTTAGAAGTATATGATTTTTCTAAACATTTATCCAAATCAAAAAAACCAGCAGCAGTAAATCATCCAGATGAAATTGCTGATTTTCCTTATGAAGCAAAACGTCAGTTTGATAATTTTAGAGAAATTGATCATCCTGATTTTGGAGACGGTAAAGTACCAAAAGCAATACCTGGTAATTTTTGGGAAAAGCACAATCTTCAAAGACATTGGACTGCTAATGAAATAGAAAAAAATCCAAAGCGTGCAGCAGAGCATTTGGATATTTTACATCATCATTTTCCAGAAATTGCTAAACATTATCATATGAAACCAATGTCACCAGAATCTTCAGAAGAAGAAACTGGATATGAAAGTCCTCATAAATGAAGTCATTTAAACAGTTTGTCTCTAGCAGCAAAAGGTAGAATTCCTTGGAATAAAGGATTGAAAAAACAAAAATGATAGAAACATATAAAGGTAGTCCTCTTCTTAAAAAAGCGGGGATTAAATTATCATTTACAGAAGAACAAATAATAGAGATAGAAAAATGTTCAAAAAATCCTATTTATTTTATAGAAAAATATCTTAAAGTAATTGATGCTGATAAAGGACTAATTAGTATTAACTTGCGTGATTATCAAAAGAAGATGGTAACATCTTTTCATGCAAGAAGAAGAACTATTGTAACAACATGCAGAAGATCAGGAAAATCTACTTCAGTATGTGGTTATATTCTTTGGTATATTCTATTCAATGACGAAAAAACTGTTGCTCTTTTAGCTAATAAAGGAGAAACTGCTAGAGAATTATTAGGTCTTATTCAATTAGGATATAAAAATTTACCAAGTTGGCTTCAACAAGGAATTTTAGAGTTCAATAAAGGCAGTTTTGTGTTAGAAAATAATTCTCGTGTTATAGCAGCGGCAACAGCATCAGACGCAATTCGAGGTTATACAATTTCTCTTCTTTATATTGACGAATGTGCGTTCATTGATAATTGGGAACAGTTTTCAGCTTCAGTTCTTCCAACAATTACTTCAGGTAAACAAACAAAAATTATTCTAGTGAGTACACCAAATGGATTAAATTTCTATGCCAAACTATGGGAAGAAGCTTTAGACAAAAAAAATGGTTATAATCCTATTATTGTAAAATGGCATGAGGTACCCGGTAATGATGAAAAATGGTATCATGAAACACTACAAACTTTAGGTAATGATATAATTAAATTTAATCAGGAATATAATGTAGAATTTTTAGGCTCTACAAATACACTTATAAGACCAGATAAACTAAAAGCAATGATATCTAAACAACCAATTCGCAAAGATATGGGCGATAGTTTTCATATATTCAAAGATCCAGAACCAAATCATACTTATGTTATGACGGTTGATGTGGCTGAAGGATTGAATCAAGATTATTCTACATTTTCAATCATAGATGTTACACAGTTTCCATATAGACA